CTGGTCAGTTACAATTTAGCCCCAATACCTTACCCGCTGCAATTGGTGCGGCTGGACAGGTTATGAAAGTCAATTCAGGGGCGACTGCGCTAGAGTACGGTAGTATTGCAGTATCGTCGATTAAGAAAACACTTAATTTTAAAACTAATCCAGCACAAAGCACTTTAGTAACTTATGCGTCTATATCTTCGGATATTGCATTTGCAAACGTAGCTGGTGTAAGATTATCAGTTTTTGAACTATCTTCATCTAGTGCCACACATATGCGGATTTTCGGCCTTGATGCGTCGGGTACAAGAATTAGTAGCGGTTATTTTGGTTGCAGGTATCACACACCTCAATCCAATAGCAGCGTCCATAATAGTAATGGTGGATACATCCGTTTTCCAGGCTACAGTACTAACTTTGCCCAGACAAATTACAACTATGGGCAGGGCTTTACTGGAACAATTATGTTTAATCCGTGGCGTGAGGGCACAGGCAATGAATTAAATAAAGCCTTTCAGTGTAAGTATGATATGACTTGGCAGCATTCCTCCGAGACTAACCCTTATATCGAATACGGTGGTTGGGGGCAGTATGAAACACAAACCGATGGCGGCGAATGGGCAGGTGGTTTTGAAATATATGCCGAGGCTGGAAATTTTAATCACGGCAGAGTTGTTGTCGAAGTAATAATGGAGGGCTAAGTTATGCCAATGATTAATTATGTAGGCGGTCACAACCGCGAAATGAATGATGCAGAGATCGCTATAAACGATGCGCTCCAAGCAGAGATTGCTATTGAAAATGTAGCTAGAGAAGAATTACTATCTCGCCAGATGCGTGATGCGCTTCTTGCAGCTTGCGATTGGACGCAGACATCTGACAGTCCTCTGGCTTCTGCCAAGAAAACAGCTTGGGCAACTTACCGGGCTGCTCTTCGTAATCTGCCTACAGCGGATGCAAAATGGCCTGATCATATAGAAATCACTTGGCCTACTGAGCCGAGCTAAAAACTAATCTGGGACGCATCTTTACTTGCGTCCCAGTTCACTAAACGTTGAAAGATATGACTGACAATGGACAAAAGAACAGTAGCATCCGCGCATGAGCGCATAGATGGACTTGAGAAGGAGGTGATCGCAATCCAAACTGAGGCAAGAATTCAGTTTAAGGATTTGTTTATCCGCGTCAAACGCATGGAAACTATCATGCTTGCGGCTACTGGATCGATTATTGCTTTGCTTGTCGCAGTCCTTTTGAAAATGTGAAATCATGGCAATTGTAGAAGTCTTAGCGTTAGCTGGAGCGGTTACAAAGATTGCTAGTAGTATTAGCTCTGCCGTGAAGGCTGGCAAAGACATGAATTCCCTTATGCCTAGTTTCGGTAAGCTTGCCAAGCTTGAGGCTGATATTAACTTAGCCGAAAGTGGTAAGCACAAAGGCCCATTGGGTCGCCTTACGTCTTCCGAAGAGGAAGGGTTTGCGATTGCCCAGGCTAAGATGGCGCATCGCGATGCACAGAATTTGCTCCGCGAAACTTGCCAACTTTATGGGCCATCTGGAATGTGGGACATGGTGGTACGGGAGACAGCAGCGGCGCGGGTACGTCAGAAGGAAGTTTTGGATGAAGAAGCCGCTAAACGTGATCGTATTTTCTATTTTTTAACGGTTGTAGCGGGTCTTGTTGTGTTTGGAATTGGGAGTGCCGGTTTAATTTGGGGCGCTGCAATACTAGCTGAAAAGGTTAATTAGTGTTTTTTCTGATATGGCTTTTATATACTCAAAATCACGTGGATGTCTACCAGATCGGTCATTATGAAACAATGACACTTTGTAAAAAGGCTGAGGCTCAGGCAATCGTCCTAATCACCAATTCTAAGACCAGGCTACTTTGTTTTGAGGTGTCAATCGATGACTGAATTTGAACTTGCTGACTTAAACAAGGATGGATTGATTGATCCGCAAGAGTTTCAAAAACTGGCGCTAGAGGATCGATATAGAGAAATCTTAGACGCAGACTCTAAACGAGACACACAGAGGCGTTTAACGGTAGCCTGTGCCTCTGGTATGCTTCTTTATCCGTTTGCAATTTTGACGGCCTCTGCGTTGGGCTTTGACACTGCTGCCGGTTTGATAGCCGACATAGCCAGCGTTTATGTCGTAGCCGCGAGCGGTGTCGTGGTCGGGTATTTTGGTTTTAATGCAATGGAGAGTAAAAATGCTGCAAGCACTGATCGGCCCAATAGCTGAATTAGCTGGCGGTTGGCTAAAGGGTAAAGCTAACGTCCAAGCCGCGTCTGCAAATTTGAAGTTAGTTGAGGCGGAAGCCAAGGCTACCATAATGAAATCCGCAGCAACATCAGAAGCGGATTGGGAAAAGATTATGGCCCAGGGAACTCAGAATTCGTGGAAAGACGAATATCTGGTTTTGTTATTTTCAATCCCCTTAATTCTAGCATTTCTGCCGTTTGAGTGGGCTGACCAGGCCGTAGCTAACGGCTTTGCTGCGCTCGATACGATGCCAAGTTGGTACTCATACACGCTTGGCGTNATTGTNGCNAGTNNNTTTGCCGTAAGGTCTGCAACTAAGTTTTTTGGAGGTAAAAAATGAATAAGAATTGGGAAACATTTTTTGAAATGCTAATAAAGCATGAAGGTGGATTTACTGACGATCAACGTGACAAGGGGAATTCTCAGGGCGATGGACACGGTAATGTGGGCAGTACGATGCTTGGCGTCACTTCTTGGAATTGGGCTAAGTACACTGGAAAGCCAGCCCCAAAAGAAGTTATGCGTGAGCTAACATCTGATGACGTTAAGCCGCTTTACAAAAAGAACTATTGGGACGCCATTCGTGCGGATGATTTGCCGTCTGGTGTTGACGTAAGCTGTGCAGACCTTTGCGTTAATGCTGGGCCAGGTCGCGCGGCCAAGATTTTGCAACGCGCAGTGTCAGCAACGGCTGACGGCTCTGTAGGGCCACAAACAGTTGCGGCGACTTACGACCTTGATCCGATTTTTGTTCTTCAAAAGTATTATGATGGACGTGAAGCATTTTATCGGAGCTTAGATGACTATAAAATTTACGGAAAAGGCTGGTCTAGGCGCAATAGGGAAACGTTAGAGAAGGCTGTGGAATTAGTCGATGAATAAAGACAAACAATTCACTGAGCTTGGTCAAAAAATTGAAGCTGCAAAAAGGCAAAAGAAAGCCATTGAATGCAGAACTTCTTTTTTAGACTTTGTTAAGTACACCATGCCAGACGCTGATGATCCTGATGACATTGAAATTTCAATGTTTAAAGACGCAAAGCACCATAGAGCGCTGGCGAAGGTTTTGGAAAAAGTGGAAAAGGGACACATACCAAGGTTAATTGTATGTATGCCACCCAGGCACGGTAAGTCTGAATTGATTAGCCGCCGGTTTGTTCCGTGGATTCAAGGTAAAGACCCGTACCGCAGCGTTATCTTTGCCACGTACAACGAGGATTTTGCTAAAGATTTTGGTGCTGACGTGCGCAACATAATGAGTATGCCACAATATAAACACGTATTTCCCAATCATAGCTTTCGTAAAGGTGGCGCGTCTAAGTCTCGTATCCAAATGGGTTCTGGTGGAATGTCTGTGTTTGTTGGGCGTGGGGGTTCAATTACTGGACGTGGTGGCGATTTTGTCATTCTGGACGACCCAATAAAGGATAGCTTGGAGGCAAACAGCCCAGCTTTGCGCGAACAGCTTTGGCAGTGGTTTACCCAAGTTTTGATGACACGTTTGATGACGGCATCAGCGTCTATTGTTATTGTGCAAACGAGATGGAACGAGGATGATCTGGTTGGCCGTCTGACTGATCCAACAAACCCACATTACACGGAGGAAGAGGCGTCCAAGTGGAAGATTATTAACCTCCCTGCCCTTGCTGAAGATGATGACCCTCTTGGGCGTAAACCTGGCGAACTGTTGTGGCCTGAGAGGTTTGACATGGAATTCATGGAGGCGCAGCGTCGGCTGGATCGGCGCGGCTTCAGCGCACTCTACCAAGGTAAGCCTACACCCGAAGACGGTGATTTGTTTCGGCGTGAACATCTTGTTTTCTACGACAAAGCAAAATTGCCAAAAGATTTACGGATTTATGCGGCCAGCGATCACGCTGTGGGTGTTGATAGAACGAGAAACGATGCAACGTGTTTGATGATTATTGGAGTAGATCAGCAAGATGACATTTATGTTTTAGATTGCTGGTGGCAGAAGCAGCCGACAGATAAGGTAGTGGATGCTATGCTTGAATTAATTAGGAAGCACAAACCCTTGATATGGTGGGCAGAAAAAGGTCATATTTCAAAAGCAATTGGGCCGTTTTTACGAAAGCGTATGGCTGAAGAAAGAGTTTACTGTCGTATTGAAGAGGTCACGCCTGTCGCCAATAAAGTGCAGCGAGCGCAAAGTATATTAGGCCGCATGGCAATGAAAAAGGTTCAGATGCCAAAAAACGCGCATTGGACAGGAGCGGCTGTTGACGAGTTGCTTAAATTTCCACAGGGCCGACATGATGACTTTGTTGACACGTTGGCATGGGTTGGGATGGGGCTATCGCGTTTAGCAAGTCCGAGTGGTAAGATAGTACAAGAAACCAAAAGCCCAAAAGTTGGTACTTTGGCTTGGGTAAAATGGGATTCGGCGATGCGCAAGAAGCAAAACCGTATCGAGAATTTGACAGGAGGCTGGTGATATGGAAGAAGATTTCCTAATGAACGAAGACGGTTCTGAAAAAGTGGACGAGCCTACTGAGCGTAGAAAAACGCTTGTTACACAATGGCTTTCTAAAATTAAATCTGCAAAACTGTTCCACGATAAAAGCTATAAGCAAATTAGGCGTGATATGGATGCTGCGCTCAAGGGGTTTGATGACAAGAATTGGTCTGAAGACCAGTATGTTGCAAACGTCCTTAACCGGCACGTTCAGCAGCGCACAGCGCAACTCTACGCAAAGAACCCTAAAGCGATAGCTACACGACGCCCCAGGATGAATTATGAGGTCTGGGACGGTGACGCGGATACTTTAGCGGGTGCGTTTGCAGCTGCACAACAAGCACAAGAGCTTGGGATGCCACCACCTCCACCGGCTCAAGCGATTATACAAGATTATCAGAACGGTACGAACCAATCTAAAATGCTGGATAACGTAGCTAAGACGCTAGAGCTTTTGTTTGATTACTACATGAAAGAGCAGCAGCCAGCTTTTAAATCTCAAATGAAGGCTTTGGTTCGACGTGTTGTAACGACAGGTGTTGGATTTGTTAAAGTGGGTTTCCAGCGTGACGTTGACCGTAGCCCAGAAGTCGCCGCAAAAATATCTGACGTTCAAGCGCAGATCGATTTTTTACGACGTGTCAGCGAAGGCGTTTCTGATGGAACAATCCTTGAGGATGATCCGCAGATAGAAGAATTGATGTTATCAATGCAATCGCTGATGAGCGAGGAAATGGTAGTTATTCGCGAAGGTCTTGTGTTTGATTTTCCAGAAGCAAATTCAATTATTGTTGACCCGATGTGTCGCCAGATGCGCGGATTTGTAGGCGCTGGCTGGATCGCGCATGAATTGTTTCTTACGCCCGAAGAGGTTAAGGAAATTTACGATGTTGACCTAAAAAATCAATACAAAAGTTACGATATGAAAGGGCGTTTAAATGGCCCTTCTGACCCATATCAAAATATGTCATCGTATGGTGATATTAGTGACGAAGACAAATCAAAAGGCTTAGTCCAAATATATGAAGTGTTTGACCGAAAAACGGGTCTGCAATATTGCCTGGCGGACGGGTACAAAGATTTCTTACGTGAGCCAATGTCTCCCGACGTAAAAGTCGAAACGTTTTGGCCTGTTTTTTCTTTGGTATTTAATGAAGTTGAACATCAGGAAAATTTATATCCGCCTTCTGACATATCTCTGCTTCTGCCGATGCAACACGAATATAACAGAGCGAGACAAGGTTTGCGGGAGCATAGACGCGCAAATCGTCCCAAATATGCTGCGCCAGCTGGTGTCTTGGAGGATGTAGATAAGGAAAAGTTGGCAACGCACCCCGCGAATGCTGTGATTGAGCTACAGGCGCTTGCAGCGGGTCAAAAGGTTAGTGATGTAATTCAGCCTGTGGGCCAAATTGGAATAGACCCAAATCTTTATGAAGTAAGAACGATCTTTGATGATATACAGCTAGTCGTCGGCGCTCAAGAAAGCAGTTTTGGCGGGTTGTCAAAAGCCACGGCTACTGAAACATCGATTGCCGAAAGCGCACGTATGTCTAGCCTGGGCGCGAATGTGGATGAGCTTGACAGCTTCATGTCAGAAATCACAAGAGCGGCCGGTCAAGTATTGCTGACGGAGATGTCTGTCGAGGAGGTCAAAAAGATTGCTGGCCCTGGGGCTGTGTGGCCTGAGATGACGCGCGACATGATTATGGAAGAGGTTTACCTGGAGATTGAAGCGGGTTCGACTGGCAAACCGAACCGAGCCGCCGAGCTTGCAAATATTGAACGCATTATGCCTTTCTTGTTGCAGCTTCCAGGTCTTGATCCAAAGTGGTTAGCCAAAGAGCTTTTGAAGCGTTTAGATGATAAGCTGGAACTGGAAGAGGCGTTTGCTGAACAGGTTCCAAGTATTGTTGCGATGAACTCCCAGCAACAACCAGGAACAGGCGACCCTGCTTCTCAAGGACAGGGTGGTCAGCAAGGCGGCGGCGCACAAAACGCGCCACAGCAACCACAGACTAGTGGGGGTAGACCTCCCATTGGTCAAATTTAACATGCTCGATTTGTTGAAATATGCGACTGATCGAGTTACACTTTAACCAACAGCGAAAGCTGGAACAAAATAAAGGACGCTAATAATGGTCGATGAGACTGAAGTGTTGGAACCGTCCCCCGATACTGAAAACCAAACGGACGTAGAGGAAACGCTTTCGTCAAGCGTTGAAAGCGAAACTGAGGCCGATCTGTTAAGCGTTGTTCAAGACGCTATGCAGCCGACTGAAGAAACGGACTCGCAATCCGATGAGAATGTAGAAGAGAATATTGACGAAGTTGCAGCCGAGTCTGCTGAACCAGGTAATGAGCCAGGTGAAGCAAATGAAGACTTCGATGATGTCCCATTTAATAAGCATCCGCGATTTAAAAAACTAATTGAAGAACGCAATGCGTTTAAGGAAGACGCCGAACAGTATGGCAAGATAACCGGATTTTTGGACACCAACAACGTTTCAGCTGATGAAGCTGCGGCGGGTTTACAAATAATGGCTCTGATGAAGGGCGATCCAGTAGAAGCTTTAGCTGCGCTGAAACCTTACGTGCAACAGCTTTCTGAAGCAGCTGGCTATGTGATGCCAGATGACATTCAAAATAAAGTGAATGATGGATTTTTAGACGAAGATGCGGGTCGTGAACTAGCTAAAACGCGGATGGACGCTCAACGAGAGCGTCAAATGCGAACTGATCTGGAAGAGCGGCAACAGCAGCAAAACTTTAAAGCCAACACTAATACGATGGCTGGCGCTGTGACTGAATGGGAAACAAAAACACGTCAATCTGATCCTGACTACGAACTCAAACAAGCTGAAATTGATGACCGAGTACGTGTACTAGTTTCTCAACGAGGCCGTCCAAACACGCCAGACATGGCGCTTTCAATGGCAAAAGAAGCCTATGACGGCGTTAATCAACGGTATGCAGGGCGCTTCCAGAACAAACGAGGCATTCGACCGGCATCAGGTGGAAAAATATCTGGAACACCAACGCCAGAACCCGCGAGCTTAATGGAAGCCGTGCAACAAGCGTTGAATCCCACGTCCTAATGGAGAATAAAAATGGCTTTTAGTTCAGCCGAACTTTCGAATATCGCAAATGCCGCGCTCGATTATTACATCGACAAGGGCAATGTTTACTCTCAATCGCTTCAAGACAAGCCCTTGCTCAAAGCCGTTGATGGCGGAGCAAAAACCTTCCCTGGCGGAAAAGGTGAATTGTCTGTTGCTGTAAAAGGTAACTACACAACAACCGTAGCTGGTTACACACACAACGATACTGTTGCGTATGCTAATCCCGCAAATATCCAACGTGCTGCGTATGCTTGGAAAGAGCATCACGCTGGTATCTCGCTCACTATGACCGAGTTAAAGCGCGACGGTATTTCTGTAACTGACAGTACAACTTCGTCAGGCACGTCAAACCATTCTGGTCGTGACCAGCACGTTCTCGTAAACTTGTTTCAAGACAAGCTCGATGACATGATGGAAGGCTACAGTCGCGGAATGAACGATTTCCTCTATGGCGACGGTACTGGTGACGCAAACGCGATTGCGGGTATTCAGTCAATCATCAAGGATGACCCATCAGCTACTGGATCGACTGTTGGTGGACTGTCAACCGTCACAAATACGTGGTGGAGAAACCGCTCCAATGTTGCAATCACTACTTCTGCAACAGGTCAGGAACTGATCGAAACTATGCATAGTGAAATGCGTCAGCTAAAACGTTTTGGCGGTCGTCCAAACGTGGCAGTCTGTGGATCAGCATTTCTTGACCGTCTAGCTGATGAGTTACGTCGCAACGGCAATTACTCGCAAACTGGCTTTTCAAAAGGCCAGAATATCAGCATGGGTGAAATCAACTATAATGGGCTTACTTTTCAATACGATCCAGCATTAGATGATCTAACCATTTCTGGCAAAAATCCTGATAAACGCTGCTACATTATGGATACGTCCAAATTGTGCATGTATTATATGGATGCAGAAAAGATGAAGCGTCATAGCCCAGCACGTCCTGCAACTCAGTACGTCATGTATCGCGCTATCACTACTACTGCGGCACTCTCAGCTACTCAGCTAAATTGCCACGGTGTTTACGAAATCTCATAAATTGAGTGGGGCGCTTTTGCGCCCCCTCTTAACCTGGAAGGAAGAAAATGTTTGATAAGATTAACTGCAACGTTGCTATCGGTGGAGATAGTCGCGCGGTTGTAAACAAGCCATATTGCACAGTCGCTGAAGTTTTACTTTTGCAATCAATTCACGGTCAAGATGCAGTCACGAATATTCGAGTTTATGACACTCTTGACACTGACGACACACAAGAACGTGACCGACTTGGGAATTTTTACGGTGATGACAAAGTTATTGCCCTTTTTAATCAGTTTGGTGATTTGCCTAAAGTTTTGGCGGATTCTCGCATTCCCGACGAAATTCTTGATCCTGTTTGGGTGTCGGAGCGCAGTAAGCCAAAAGCCAAGGCCAAGGCTAAAGCGCCGGCGCGCAAACGCGCACGTACAGAAAAAGGTCATTTTATAAAAGATGACCCAGATACGCCCGAAAACGAAGCGTTTATAGAAAGCGAATAATATGCCACGAGGTGTTACACTTGGTCAGCTTATCACTGATCTGCGCAGTGAAGCCGGACACAGCTTGCAAGCTAACCTGGGCAAAGCAACCCGCGACGTGTTTGTAAATTTGATTGATCGGACACAGCGTCGATTATGGGCAGACTACAGTTGGCCTTTTTTAAGTGTAACCCGCGATCTCGCAATTAACGCTGGGCAGCGCTATTATGATTTGCCCAGCGACGTTACGTTTGAGCGCATTGAGAGAATGGAAACAAAGCATGGTGATGTTTGGGGCAAGATGCATTTTGGCATTACCAACGAGCATTACAATCAACATGACAGCGACAGAGGCATACGTTCAAGCCCAATTAGACGCTATGACACCTATGAAGGCAATCAGTTAGAAATCTGGCCGATCCCAGCCGAAAATAGTGATCCGTCTACGTTTAAGGGTCTTGTCCGATTGCATGGAATAAAAAACCTGTCTGCCCTTGTAGCCGAGGCTGATACGGCAGATTTAGATGACCAGCTAATTTTATTATACGCTGCCGCAGAGCTTGCAGCACGGCAAAAGCAGGGTGATGCAAACAACAAACTTGCCCAGGCTCAAGCACATTACGGTAGGTTGAAAGCTCGTATGTCAAAAACTGAAACATTTGTCATTGGGGGCGGCGAGCCAGAAGGAATGTACAGACCAAAAGGCCCACCATTAATTGCGTCCACAGGTTAAGTTATGGCATACATTCTAGTTGAAGATTTTAGAGGTGGATTAGACACCAGGCGTATGAATGTTACGGCGACGCCTGGCACTCTTATCGAAATTAAAAACGCCCATATCACGCGCGGAGGCGAAATTGAAAAGCGTCCAGCGTTTGTAGAGCTTGCAACCCTACCCTCTGGAACAATTGGATTAGCTGCATCTGGCGGTCAAATTTATGTGTTTGGATCAGCAGCCCCTGCATCAATCACGTTTCCTGTGGGTACGCCGTCTAATATAAACTACGTGCAGTTACTGCATCCATCAGGTGAAGCATTAACTGACGTTTTAACGGTCGAGTTTTACAACGGTCAATTGTATGCTGCCGCGCAGTTTAGCGATGGTCGAATTTATCATTACTTCAATGGAACGCGAATTACCGATTGGTTTGACGGTCGAGCGCGAACAACGATTGAAATTAACGCGGGGTCTGCCGGTGGTACAGCAGCAACAGCATCTTTTACTGTCTCAACTGGAACACAAAACCCTGGGGATAATATCCGTACTATTACATCGCAAACGACTGATCTAATTTCTTCAGTCATTCCGCACACTGGAAATAATTCGACAACTGCTACTAATATCGCGACAGCAATTTCTGGTGGGTCGCACGGATACACAGCGGCAGCTGTGGGTGCGGTCGTGACGATAACAGCGCCAGCCACAGGAATAACGTATAACAATTTCGCCCTAGCGGTCGGCGTCGATGGAGCCGCAGCAGTAAGCAGCGTAACTAATTTTGTAGGCGGTATCGATAACGCCATCAGCGACATAACAGTCGATGGTGTGTCTATTATTGGCTCTCAGGTAGCTTGGGGAACAAGTCACAGTCTCACGGCTTTTAACCTGGCGGAAGAAATTAACGATTTCCCAAGCTCTCCAGAATATCAGGCCACAGCTGTAGGTGCATTTGTAAACATCATTTCTAAAACCAGTGGGTCTTCTTTTAACAATAAGGCTGTGTCGGTTACGACAACTGGTAACGTGACGACTGTTTTTGATCCAACAAGCCAGAGTTATTTGGACGGTGGTGCAGACGCCAGTACAATCAACGGGTACACGCCTGGGGCGGTTGTGCGTCCAGTAAAATCGAAGATGTATGCGTTATCTGATTCTCTTCTGCACTACTCAGCTATAAATGATCCCAGCGAGTGGAATGACATTAGCGTTGGCGCTGGGTTTATTAATTTAGCGAATAATGCAAAAGGATCAGAAAGTTTAAAAGCTATTGCGAACTATTTTGACAACATTGCCATTCTCGCTGAGAGCGCAATCCAGATTTGGTTTGTTGATCCAGACGAAACAAAAAATACTCAAATCCAAGTTTTGCAAAACACTGGAACGATTGCGCCTGATAGCGTCGTCGAATTCGGAGACAATGATGTGTTTTATCTTAGTCTTAGCGGCATTAGGTCACTTAGATCGCGTGACTCAAGTAATGCTGCATTTGTTGGCGATATCGGCAACCCAATTGATGATTTAATCGTAGCGGAATTGCAAGCTAACCGGCTGGCGTGTGAGCTATCTAAGGGGACGCTTGAGCCGCGCGACGGTCGTTATATGCTTGCGATTGGCTCAAAGATTTACGTCTTTTCTTACTTTCCAAGTTCTAAAGTATCGGCGTGGTCAGTTTACGAGCCAGGTTTCGTTGTGGACAGGTGGGCGTTTGATGGTCGGCAAACTTTATGTCGATCTGGCAACAAGCTTTATTCTTTAGGCGGCGAAAACGCTAACGTATATGACAGTAGCGAGGTCGTGGTTCAAATGCCGTTTTTGGATGGCTCTGCACCCGCCACATCAAAAGATTTCCATGCAATAGACGCGACGTGCGAAAATACTTGGACTATGTTTGTAGGAACAGACCCCCAAAACATTTTAGCCTATGAAGAAATAGCAACTTTTGTGCAAACGACTTATGGGCAGGGTCGCGTCGGCATGAGCGGCTATTCTACACATATTGCGCCAAGGCTAGTCTGCGCCCAACCAGGGCCAGCAAAACTTGGTAATATTGCGATCCATTACGATAGCGCGGAGAGTGGTTAATGTATTTCAGACAGGCTGAACCAGAGGAAGTTTATAACGTAGCACTTCATATGCGTGATCGAGATTTTGAAGAAATAGACGCGCTTCGCTGGTCAGAAGGCCGTGAAGAATTAGCCCAAGGATTGTGTAACGATCTTGGTAATTTTGAAAATGTGTTTGTTTGTGGTGATGATGACGGGCCTGTCGCGATTGTTTGTTATATTCCGCTGCGCAGAGGTGTGTGGAATTTGGGGATGTTTGCGACAGATTCTTTTCAAAATGTGGGCAGCTTTCTGACAAAGCGGATAATCCGTGACATAATACCCGCATTAGATCATGGCGGAGCGCACCGCGTGGAGTGTCAAAGTATCGTTGGTTACGAGGCGGTTCATGCCTGGCTCGAATTCTTAGGTTTAAGAGAGGAATGCTTGTTGAAAGGTTTCGGAAAGAATGGCGAAGATTTTAAAACGTTTTCTTGGGTTCGAGATGAAGCCGGTCATTACGGCTGGGACAGAGGGAAAATTGTAAATGTGCATTAATAACAACGCTGCAATCGCGACGGCTGACTCCGAAGCAGAACGTATTCGGTTAGAAGAAGAGCAACGTCAGGCTCGAATTGTTGGTGGTCGAGACGCGATTAACAGCGCATTCGCCAGTTACAACGATGATTTTTACGCTGATCGAGCGCAAGGCTACGTTGATTTTGCACAGCCCGATCTGGATAAACAATTTGAAAACGCGGGAAAGCAGCTTGCTGCGTCGTTGGCGCGTCGTGGTGTTTCGAATTCGAGTGAAGCTATTAGCCGAAAAAATGATAACCTTGACCTCTATAATAAAGCAAAAACATCGATCATTGATAAGGGTCGGGAACACAGCAGCGCGACCCGCAATGCGCTTGAGGGTGTGAAGGGAGAGCTTTTAACGCAAAATCAGGCGCTTGCTGATCCAACACTGATGGCAAACACTGCTGCCAATCGCATTTTAGCGGCTACAACTCTGCCAGCTTACTCTCCTATCGGACAGATTTTTGCATCAGCAAGCGACGCTGTTGCCACGGGTGTAGGGCTGAATAACCGTGGTATGTTAAATGAAAGATACCAAATTGGTAATTTGTTCTCTCCTGGCAGATCAGACAGAATTGTGAGAACTTAGATGACTAAAACACCTAAATTTGCCAAAATTGCCGGTCAGGAGCATATGCTGGCCTACATCAACCAAGCCGAACATGATATGCTTAAAAAGGCTGGCGGTGCGGGTGTTCCTGTTGGGCCAGCTAAAATTCCAGCTTACCCACCAGCTGCATATTATGCAGCACATTTAAAACAACAAAAATTAGATAAAATAAGAGCAAGAAACAAAAGGATCAGGGAAGCCAGGTTAGCTAGAGAAGAAGCGGCAGCAGCGGAAGCTAAAGCACAAGCGGACGCAGCAGCTAAATTAGCAGACGTTAAAGAAAATGGAAACGAACCAGGCGCGCTTAGTGATGGCGGCATGGTCGAGGCGTTTTTTGACAGCATTGGTTTGGACATAGATGGCGATTTCAATGACGGTGTATCGGGGAGCGGCCCTAATCATGGAACGCGGTTTAGTTCTTCTGGAACTGGTACGGCTTTATTTGGCTCAAACGATGGCGTCACCGATCTAAGCAATGCGACAGCGGCTGAAGCGGCTGCATCAGCTGAGTTAGCGGCTAAAAACCAAGCAGCCTATGCACAAATGTACCAAGGATTGGCGGCAGCTGGCGTTACACTGAGTGGCCAGCAAACGGCTAATATTCCTGCAAACCAAGGCAACACACCAATTCTTCAGTTTAAAAATGGTGAATATTCTCTTGCTACTGGCAGTGGGCAGGGTGAAAATGGATCAGGAACATATACTAACAGGGACGGCAACCAAGTTCCTATCGTGCCGTTCGGTACGGGCGGATTAGACGGAACCCAAGAAGCATCAGTTTCCACAAATGCAGACGGTACACTTTTCGTGCCTTACTCTGGAGCAGACCCCCACAGCATTAATAGAAATACAAATTTTATTGGTGATACCAACCCATTTCTTGCAAATGGTAACGTAAATGACAATTATAATATGTCAAAGGATTTAGCGGAAAACGGAGAGTATTCTGTTTCTGACGCTTTGCTTGGCTTGGGAAACACTATGACAATTAACCCAGGTGGCGCAGGTAATGGATTTGAAACCACCGGCTACCAGGGGCCGAATGGCGAAACGACATATTACGATGGATTGGAAATAAAAAATAAAACGCTACGCGGTGACTCAGCATTTACCACAGATTTCGAAGGAAATGGCCCAGCGATTGTAAACGCAATTGCAAAGAAAACTGGCCTGGAGACTGGTGACTTTGGTGGTATGGTTCTCTCTGATGGAGATGGCGGATATGTTACAGTAGATGGTGATGCTGTAGATGGAAAATTTGTTGAAGATACTGTAATAGATAATGAGAAGATATTATCAGACGACGTTATCACAACGATATTTGATCCAGACCAAGAATGCCCAGAAGGTTATGAAAAGGTTAATGGGGCTTGTGTAAAGATTTCCGAAAACGCTTGCCCAGCGGGTTACCACCTTGAGAACGGCGTTTGCGTCCTTGACCACGGCGACCCAGATGAACCGTGTCCCACAGGTTATGAAAAAGTTAATGGCACTTGCGTTAAAATTAAAAAAGACGATGACATTATCAAAGACGATGACATTATCTCAGTTGATAATAGTGCGCTACTAGCCGCTAGAGCCGCGCGGGATGCAGCTTATGCGACCCAGCAGGGCAACATAACTGGTGCATTTGGTTTCGCCGACGATGGATACTATGACGGCTTGCGCGATGCTTACATGACCGACAGCGATGGCCCATTTAAAACGGCCTATGACGACGCGCAGCGCGGTTTGATGGACGTCTTTAAGTCAGCTGGCTTACTCACTCAAAGCGGCGTTGACGGCAGTTTGAGCAACCTTACTGGCGCAAAAGGCACAGAAGAAAATCGCCTTGGTGGGTTAGCCGACGAGTATCGAGCCGCTAACAAGGGCTACGTCGATGGAGGTATTGGATCAGTAAATTCTGGTTTGGATGTTTTAAAGTATTTCAGTGAAGACGTCGCAGATATTAATAATCAAACGGCAAACATTAACGCTTACGACGTAACTGGCCTGTCATCGCCATACAAAACTCCGACTAATCAGGGTATTGCGGATTTCTTTACCGATTTTGCAAAACGCAAATATGATCCGTCCTACAACGTTGATCCAACGAAAACTACAAATAGTACAGCAAGACGTGTGACGGCGGCGAGTTCATCTCAGCCTTCGTCGCTACTTGGAATTAAAAGCCCCTATTCTGGGTCAAGCGTGAAGGTAATCCAATAATGTGTAATCCGATGTTAGCCTCAATGGCCGCAACTGCTGGCGGCGTAGCGCTGCAATCCAACAATGCAAACAAGGCAGCAAAACAACGCGCGATGTACCAAAAGCAAAATTCTGAGCGTCAACGTATTCTTGAAGAAGACGCGCGAGCCGGTCAAACTGCTCTGGTTGAAGCCTTGGGTCGTGCAAACGTTACTGGCGCGATGCAAACAGGTGCAAATAATATGCAAACGCAGTACAATAGCGCCACGGCTGCGCCGGTTGCGAGAGCGCCAATAGCACGAACGCGCGGCGCACCGGCGCTAATAGCGGATGCTGCAAACGCAATGGCCCAACGACGCAGTGCGCAACAGGCTGCGTACAATGGAAAGCTCGCTGATTTGAACAGCTTTGCTGACTACTTGAATACAACAATAAAACCGCAAACTATGGATAGCGCATCAAACACTCAGATGCTTGGTGGATTCATGCAGGGCAACAATGTTCCGCTACAAGCAGAACTTGAAGCAGCTAATGCGAGGGCTAATAGCCCGTTAGCCCAGCTTTTGATTGGCGGTGGGCAAGTGGGCATGGGCTACAACTTAAAGAAACCAGCATAGAAAGGCTGCGCAATGGCTGAACGAAATCCTTACGCAATGGACCCGAATATAGCAGCGGGTTTTTCTAGCTTGTCTAGGGCGCTGCTCGGCTCGGCACAGGATGATGCTTCGATTGCCCAGGCAAATCTTGCAAATACCAGAGGTGAACTTGTTTCTGCGCAGACGGAAACGGAAAACGCTTTGCGAGATCATAGAGCAAACGAAATTTTGTCAACTATCATGTTAAGAGACGCGCAAGCCAAAACTAGCGGACAGCAAGGTCTTTTGTACGGTGCTCAAGCAGGTGGTCAAAATATTAAAAATAGAGGTATGGAAGGTAGGTTAGGTGCTTTTGAGGCACTTTCTAGCGACCCAGCAATGATGAACAGAGTATCGGAAATGCTAGGAGTAGAGGGTGTTGACGCTTCTAGCCTTGTACGGTCTTTGTTTGATTTAGATAGTAACTCAGAGCAAATGCAAAGCGCATTAGCGAATATAGGAGTAGGCGCTGATCGTCAAACAGCCAGAACGATACAGCTTAATCCAAAATCAAGTAACTCAGACATCCTAACAGCTATGGCGATAGCTGACCCAACAACTTACGCATCAATGATGAACAACACAGCTGACAATAGGCAGTCTGGTTTGAATAATGCAGCTGATAATAGGCGGTCTTTTTTGAATAATGAAGCTGATAATAGGCAGTCTGGTGGAGGCTCTGAAGACAGCGATGTAAACAGTTCAGCAGTAGGCACTAACATTGAATATGATCGTTTTACAAAATCATTTGAAAATGCAGTCACTAATTTTGGAACAGAAACGATAATGACAATGCCAAATAGCGCATTGGCTTGGTTGCAAAGAGCAAGCTTGGAAATGTTAAATTCTGATATGGCGGATGGGATGGAATTCCAGGAAGCTTTTGATGAAAACGTTCTAAAAATAGTTCGAGGCGGCGTAATAAAGGCCAACATCGAAGGCACAGGTGGCTTGTTGAGCAGTGATGATACAGTCTCTTTCCCCAAATATATATTTGATTTTCACTTAAAGGACAAAAATAATAAAAAGCTGAGTGAAACAATAGACGAGATGGAATATTCGGAAGATGAAAAAGTCGCTATATTGAAAGCGTATTTAGCAGCCCTTCCCGATTAACAATTTAAAAGGAAGCGCATATGGCCGATTTTTATTACAGTTCATCCGCAACTAAAAAAAGACTTGAAGCAAACCAAAGATCGCTTTCTACAAGATCCGCTCCTGGCGGGTCTTATTATAGCTCTGCATCTACCCGTAAACGCTTAGAAGCATTAGACAGTTCACCGGCTGCATCAGCGGATTCTTCCGACGCTGTTGTTGCACTTCCTCCCACAGAGTTGCCGCAGCCGGTGGAACTTGCTGCGCCTAAATTGCCTGATGGTATCGTTTTTGATGGGGGTCAGTATAGAGTTGATCCAACTCACATTGCACAGCAAGAAAGTGTAGATGCTCAACGTGCTAACGAGCAAGCAAAGATTGATTTAGCAGCCCAGGCGGAAGCTATGTCGCTCCCAACAGAGGGCTTTCTTCCACAAAAGCAAGCATTCCCTTTTATAAAACCCGTTCCACAGCCTGACGCAAATCGACTTAACCCCCTGACTGAGCCAAGTGTTTTCAATTCTCGAACACAGGCCGCGTTAGCTGTTAAAAAAGCTGTAGAAGCGCAACCAGGCCCAACCAATGCTAAAAATGATATGGGGCTTTTTGAGGGTAAAGACGATTTTGGAACAGCTTTCGAATATGGTGATGTTAATACGCAAGCAAATTTATTCGGGTTACAAGCAGACTTAGAGAAATCTTTAAGAGACAGCAGCGCGGGAGCGTTTATTCAACGCATCCAAAACAAAAGCTTGCCACTAATTAATTCAGTTCGCTCGGCGCTTGGCATGGAGCAAATGAGCGAAAACGCGATGACCGACGCAAGTGTAGCTCAAGAGACTTACCTTAGAGGATCAACAGAAAGGCTATATCAATACGCTGAAGGGCTAGGCTTTAAGCCAACTGGACTTGACGAAATAAACGATTTTAAAGACTTTTTATCTTGGGCTAAGACGACTGCTGGCGCTAGTGGCGCTCCTATGCTTCTCTCTCTCGCAACTGCGGGGATGGCTTCTCCTATTCTTATGTCGGGTGAATTTAATGCAAATTTATCAGAGATCGAAGGTCTAGCTCCCAATGACCGCCTAAAATTAGCATTAGTTGGCGGAACGATTGCGGGTCTTTTGGAAAACGTAGGTCTTGGGGTTTTAATTAAGGGAATGCCTAAAGAGCTAGTTGGAAAAATAGGCGGGGCTGGGTTTTTAAAATTTATCAATCAAAAATACGGCTCTAAGGTAGCTGGGGCAGTGGCAACTGGATTAGCCGCTGAAGGCTTAACTGAATACGGTCAAGAAGAAATTGGTATTACGTTAGAAAAGATCGCTGGCCAAGAATTTAAAGATGGCGAATTGTCGTTAAGACGTAGAGAAGCCGCTGCTGGTGGGGCTTTGCTGGGCGGTGGCATGGGCGGATCACGTCAAGCGGTGTCTGGTGCGATTGACGGAGCAGCAAACTCGATTGCAGAGCATAACGAAAATGCGATTGAAAATGCGGCAAGGTTAGGCTCATCCCAAACGGCCATTGAACTTTTAAGCCCTAGCTCAAGATTTTATCAGCCAGACACTAAATTATCTGCAACACAGGCTGATATTGTGGCTGAAGCATCTCGTCTTGCAGACAGGATGGAAGCCGCTGGGGGGGTAGGTACGAATTTTGCTCGAGGTGTTCGCGCAAGAATCAATAATCTGCCCAATGACACAGAGCTTAAAGATAATGATTTAGACTTTTGGAGGGCCAAAGCTTCTGAGCTAGAAACCCCACCATCAGAAATACCCGATCAAACGAAAACTTTGCAGAGGTATTTTGAAACAAAGAAAGGCCGCTCGAATACTCAAGCAAAGTACGAAAAAGTTATAAGTGATGGGTCTTATGCACCCATTATCCAACAAGCCGAAGCCCGCATGAACGAACTCGCAAACCAGTTAAAGGAAATGGGTTTCGATAATACTAAATTGCCAACAATTCTTCCGCCCGAAGCAAAAGCTATTAAAAATGAAATTACTTCTTTGGCTGGGATAACTGTTCGCTTAATCAACAGACAAGCGGCAGCGCTTGCTGGAAATAAAAAGTCTAAAGGTAAGACAACATACGCCCAAGATGCTGACGAAACAGCTATGAACTTGGCACAACAGTTAGGCAACGGAAGCCTTACAAACTCTGGCGCAAACGTTACCCCACTTGACCAAACAGAAATTCCGACAATTCAAGCTGGTAGCAATTTTAAAGGTGGTGAATTCACACAACAAACGATCCCAGCAGCAGATCAACTTGAGGCGACAACCGGCCCTGATGCTTTGGCGGCGACACAAAGAACTTCTGAAGGCCCAGAAATTTCATCACAAAATCTCGATCCGCTACAAGTGCTGAATTTATTCCGTTCTGAGTTTGAAGGTTCGCCAGCTGCTGCTGCACCTGGGGCAGTTATAGATGCGAATACAGCAGCTGGTTTTCAAAATAATTCTAAGGTGCGGCCAAGTCAAACTCCTATAATTCCACAAGATGATGTGTCTTCGTTTGTACCGCCGACGCTGCCCAAAGGACTAACAAATCCAGAGATAGCTGTAAGCGAAATGCCAGAAGGTAATACTTCGTTTGTGCCGCCGCAGGGCGTTATAAATCAAGAACAAGCAGCTGCTTTCGGCGCAAACGTAACAAAAAATACACCGTCAAACGTTGTCACAACTCCGCCATCTGAAATAATTGACCCCAAGATACCCGTAAGCGAAATGCCAGAAGGTAATACTTCGTTTGTGCCGCCGCAGGGCGTTACAAATCAAGAACAAGCCGCTAATATTTCCGAAAGCGGCAAGCAAGTTATAAGTGATCCAGAAGCTGTTAAAAACGATAGCGAATCAAATGTAAAACCCCAGCCGCCATCTGAAATAATTGACCCCAAGATACCCGTAAGTAAATCCCCCGAAACCGTTAATTCGCCTGTGGTAAAGATAGCTGCTGCGGATACTCTGGAAAATCCACAAGCACCAG